GGCGGGGGCGGTGCGGGAGTCGGAGCCGACGGGGCACTTGAAAAAGTAGGCATAATAGTTTCCTCACTTTCCGTTCAGTTCTGCCATGAGACGGTTGGTCCAGCCGTCACTGTAGTTGAAATTCGTGCACTTAGTGCGACGGGTGCTCTTGATTCTTTTCGCCCGATTCCTCTTGTGCTCCTGAAACTCAATCGTCTTGCGACGAACCTCATCCTCGCGTCCGTCCATACGGCGGATTGCCGGGTATTTCATGATTTGATCCACTCAATCTCGTCACCGAGAAGCCCGCGCAGATCATTGATCAAGTTACGGGCGTTCCCGAATTCTTCCTCGCTGATATCGAAAATTCTGTAAACGTTCCCTTCAGTGCAGACCACGAGGAAAGAATCGTTGGCGCATTCGGGGATGAAAACGTTGCGGACGTTTCCGATGAGGGCGGGCTGCTGAACGGGAATGGCCTGTACGAGGTCGGCCCCAGTGAGAATTGCGACAGCGGTCACTCGCCCAACGGGAATGCCTCGGAATTCATTCTCGCCTTTCTCGTATCCTTTTGCGGGGAAGTGAATCTTGGTGCCTTTCAGGTTGGTGAAAACGGCACCTCCTGTGGTCTTGCATGATCCGTATCCGGTGCGACGGTGTGCCATGATGACTCTTTCCTTAAACGTGTGTGATGGTGATGGTGATGGTGGGCGGTGGAGGCCCATTACCCCCTGACGGGCCTCCACCGCCATGTGTGTGTCAGTGATCCAGCCACCACTCGGCCAGATAGGCGACGGTCTCGTCGGTCAGAGTGGAGAGTCCGTCGTGGATGATAGTGAATCCGTCGGCATCGTACTGCCAGAGTCCCCAGGAGACGACGTCGTCGCACACGTGGAGTCCGAGCGCCTGCCCACCGTAGGGCGTGGCTCGCTTGAGGCCGATGGTCTCGCCGGTCTCGTCTACCCAGTAGTCCGTGTCGCCCCAAGCGTTGGCGGCGGTGCCGACGGCGTAGGTGATGTCGGTGTCGGTGGTGATGTTCTCAACGGTGGTAGTCATTGTCTTGTCCTCTCCGTCCTTGGCTGGGCGCTTGTCCCCCCTGCCGATGTCTCAATCATGCTCTCTCGTGCGTCATGGGGCAACCCACGTGGGCGGTGGCCTATCTCACAAAACTGGGTGCGTAGTATGCGTTGACAACATGGGGCGTGTGTGGTATACGCGCGCGCACATACCTATATATACCGGGAATGCACTCAGGTGCTCATGATAAAATCGTGACCACCGAGAACCTTTACGAAAGGCGGTGCAAAATTGGCAGATTCCGTCACAGAATACGCTGCGTCGGAAATGAAATATTGGTGCACCACAGGCGACTACGGGGGCACCGGATACGCCCAGGACAACCGCTGGACCTGTTACTGGAATTCCAATGATGCCGGCTGGAAAACGGGCCCTGGCGACATGGATTGCAGTAGTGGAGTAGCGGGCGCCTACAATATTGCATTCCACAATGTTTGGGGAACCGGTTGGGACGATCCAATCATGTTCCCGCGGACCGGCGAAACATGGACCGAAACCCTGAACTCTTTGGCCGCGAATCGCGGTTTCATGGATATTGGGGACACATGGTACGGGTCTACGCCGTCGGGAGGATTCCATGTCGGCGACATGGTCCTGAAAACTACCGGAGACGGCGGACATGTCGCAATGTGCGTGCGCGAAGACGACGGTTCGTTCAATGCGGGCGACCCACTCCTCGCCGAGGCGTGGATTAACGAAAATGGCGAAATCGCGGAAGGGCAGATTGGGGATCAGACCGGTTACGAGACTCACGTAGTCCGGTATAGTAGTCACCCGATGACTGTCGCGGCCTCATGGTCAACGTGCATCCGTTTCGGAAAGCGGGCCGATTCTGATAACGGGCATGAGTCCTCCGGCTCATACCGCCTTTCTTCAATTCAGGAAGCCGTTCTTCGGGCCGCCGATGCGGAGAATTGTCCGTGGTGGGCCGCCCTGGCGTGCCTGTGGATGGAAACCGGCGAGCGTGGCGCGAACATTTACGGGCACGACGCCGGCGGTGCTGGCCCGCACGGTGAAGAGGTGACCGAGGAGAATTTCCGTGAGTTCCTTGCGGCAATTCGAGACGGTGAAACCTCGAACGGCGTTGGGCCTTTGCAGATTACGTATTCGGGTTATTTCCTACAGGACCCGGATCGGGAATGGTGGATGCCGGAAAGGTCGGCTGAGGTCGGCTGCCGTATTCTGCGTGATCTTATCAACGCGGAGGGTGATTCTTATGAGGCCTTGAAGCGTGTTGGGTCGCGTTATAATTCAGGGAACCCGTATGACGCGTATGAGTCTTATGGGATTCTTTTCAGTAATCGTTGTAAGTCTTGGTATGATTATGGTCGTCCGTCTGGGGGCGCCGGAGAGGATTTTTGGGATATGAGCGAGGGCGTTGATCTTCTTAGGGAGATTCGTGATCTTTTCCGTAGTGGAAAGGCGGGGGATCATTTCGCGGGTGACATGAATTGGTATGCCAAGGCCACCTACGAGGAGGTCAAGTCTATTCATGCGTCCGTGGATCAGATTCTGCATTCCGTGACTCCGGGCCAGGAGAATGTTCGTGAGGCGGGTGCGATTTATGGTGCTGTGAACGAGATTCGTAAGGCCGTGTCTACGCCGTCGTCTTTGCAGGCGCATGATGGTGTCGCTGAGTCTCCGACTCCGGAGTCTCCCGCTCCGGCTCCGGAGCAGAATTCCTGACACGGCATATTGGTATTTATCGTGACTTGCTTGGCCGCTATTATGCTGAGTGTTACGTCATGATGGATATGTCATACGGAGAGCTTCGCTCTCTTCTCTCTCCGTGATCTCCTGTGGCAGTGGTAGAACGAGTCTCCGGACGGTCAATGAAAGATCGTCCGGAGACTCGCTTTTGTTGTGTGCTATACTTCCCTACGTACCGCTTATTGGTTAATACACAAATATTTTCCTACGCGTTCCGACGGTGCAACAAGAAAATACTATCGCCCTCACGTTTTCTACACGTTTACCTCCGCGTGCTCTAGGAATTGACGTGGGGGCGATGGTATACAATCCATCTAATGAAAGTGAAAATTAGAGTGACTAAGTCGCTTTATGTGGCTGTTATTTTTGCGGCCGTCACGGTGACGGCAAACACAGCATTTATGGTGTACGATGATTTCACCAACGACGCCATGAATGTGACTCGCGATTCTCTGTGGTGTATTGGCGCAATTATTCTTTGGGTCAGCGTGCGCACCATACGGTTCATGCGGACTGTCGGCTACTATCCCGGCTTCCACAGGAAGTAACCAAATAGTAACATTCCCCGCCTAGCAGTGATGATGCTAGGCGGGGAATGTTATATAATACGTGTTGGCAACCCTGCTAAAACAATCACGATAAAGAGGACATTAGATATATGGTTGTCCCTTTTCTGCATGATATCCTCTCTGACGCTACTTTGGTTGCCCTATGTGCGCTCACTGGCACTGTATTCTCAAATGTGACGCAGCGCAAGAATGCGCGTGACCAGGAACAGATCTCAATCCTGGACATTACTGTTCGTTCTCTTTCTGACCGGGTGAGTACCCTGGAGGGTAGTCTTGCGGCGGCCGAAAGAGCGGCGGATTTGGCGGAAGACGGTCGCCGGCGGGCGGAAGTGAAGTGGTGGGAGGCTGTCTCTTTCGCACATACTGTTATCGATTGGGGCAGGTCTCTGAAAATTCTGATACCATCTGATAAAGAGGACTCAATCCCTACTGAGCCTCAAATTCCGGAATCTATGAGGTGATTCATAAAATGTTTACTCCTGAGGTCCGCAAGGCCCTTTATGCTCTACTCACCGCCGTTCTCGGTGTTTTTGCGGCCTTCAATGTTATTTCTGCTGACCAGGCATCTCAGTATGCTGACGCTGCTACCCAGATTGTCGGTGCTCTGACTTTGGCGCTGGCCACGTATCACACTCGCCCCGGCGCGGCCGCTGGCCGTCACGCTGCCGGCGAGGGTGAGGCCGCTGAGGACAAGGTTGCCTGACCTCTGCCGTTCATAGAACGTTACTGCCCCCTACCGGACAAATGGTAGGGGGCAGTAACATTTCACATGAAACACGCATCATATTTCACGTGAAACATTCATCGTCTCTCCACGTCATCTCCGATGATGCGGGCGATCACATCCTCATCGTGGCGTTTGGTGACTGCCCACAGGAAAAGATGACGCCCAGCATCACGCGCGTCGTCCGCGTCAGGCTGGCCCACACTGGCCCCTGTAGGCCAAAAACCAAGAGACTTCAAAACATTATCGGGCATGGTAGTTTTTGCCATTGCGGGAGTCTGCCATACGATATCCCCGATCTCCCATTCCAGCACAGAGTTGATTTTTACTGGGGTGAGGTCTGCAAGAAAATTGTTTCCCGGCCTGAGGTCAAACTGTTCACACACGACGACATCAGGAGCATACTCGTTGTATGTGGTGAGAATATCGTAGACGTTACTCAACCAATGCTCACGCTTAAGCTGCTGGACGTGAATGATCGAGAATTCGCGGTCGTCGTGAAAATCTCCGACGACGATTCCTGTTGATTTACCGGGATCAACGGCCATCGCACGCTCCGCCATTCCATTCTCCTCTCTTCTATTTCCGCAAGTTCCGCCGCGACCTGTTCACGTTAGCGATACTTTTCGTAGTGTCCGTGCGTACGCCGTCTACTTCAAGCCACAATTCGCCTGGCATCACCGGCGCCCCGCGACCTTTCTTCAAAGCCCACGGCACACCCGGGTCGCTCGGGAACGGCAAATTCTTGTAGCACCACATTGCACAATCCTGCGTAGAATCAAAACGAAAGCCCTCTTTCGACACATACCGTCTCATATCGTAAATGCGTCGCATAAGTTTCGGGATAAGCCACTCGGGTACTTCTCTGTACATGCGGATTGACGGACTAGTGCACGGACAGACCACAGCCCTACCGCCACTGAAATGCGAAACACGAAGCCACTTGTCTTCCCCGCAATTCACGCAACGCATGTGAAAATGTTTATGACCATCTCTCATAATCTTCCATTCGGGGGATACTACTTCCCATTGTTGGAAGCGTCGCCCCATCATTTCCGGCTGCACGCCAGTCATTGTCTTATAGGTTTTCTTGCCGGGGTGAAGAATAAGACGATCGCGAGCTTCCTCCCTGATCTCACCGCGCACTATTGAAATTTTGCCGGGGCGAAACACGCCGTTCTCAGTGGCGAATTCCCAATCGAACACAACCGATGGATTGAATTCGTTGTAGCACCATTCGATAGCCGACGTCATGCCGTCGAACTCGAAATTATCTACACCGTTCTGTCTCCGCCATTTCCAAATCTTAAGACGAATGTCATTGTAGGAGCGATACGACATAAGCGTGCCATTCACCTTGCAGTACTGATGCGAGTACGGCGCGTCTGGTGGACGATTCACCACTATGTCGAGATTGCAGGGGGCGATCGGTTTAGTAATGTCGGGGCGTGTAAATCGCCACTTATTGTCCTCAGGGATTTCCAGATACGTGAAACACCATTCGATGGCGGCGTCAATTGAGGGGAATTGGAAATTCTCGTTACTGGTGCGGTAGCTGAGCTGGGTGAGTCTGTTAGCGACTACTCTGTATTGTTCGTATGATGGTTGCGTCATTTTGTGTGTTCATCTCTCTTCTCGGTTGAATAGCGGGGGGCAACGTAAGCGTTGCCCCCCGCTATTCAAATCATGCGACCCTATGTGTCAGAAAACTACCGACCATGCGTTCGAAGTATCCTTTTTGGCTTCGAAATCAATGGAAGAAATCTCAGCCCTTGGAGGCCAGAAGGCCGGCTTCGGGGCACCATCCTCACCGAGGATCGTAACTCCGTTCTCGTCCTGCTCGTATGCGGGGCGACCGTAATCGTCCAAACGGGGGCGCGGCTTGCTCATTCGCGTGACCAATGTTGCGTGAGCGCCCTCCAGATTCTCGCACACACGTTTCACGGTCACATCAATCTTCTGCGGCGAGAGAAGATCGGCCCTCTTCCTGGCGTCGTCAGGCCACAGGCCAGCGGCACTGAAATACTTCGGAATATTGAAATGGATGAAAGTCTTCCCATTCTTATTGATGGTGAAAACGGTGCGGTCGGTGAGCGCCTTTCCGGCATCCTCGTCGTCGCCGTCAATCATCCAATCGGTGACAAGCATGGGCCGTCCACTCTTGGACGTTGTCATCTCGGCCTTAGTGATGAAAGCGGAGTGCTTTCCGGGCTTGGGCGGCTCAAAGTTGCCGCCGCCGGTAGCAACTTCCAGTGAGGAGAGGTCGGTGCCGAAATTGAAGCCAGTTGCCATAATTATTGTGCTCCTGTGAATCGTGGTGGGTGGAAAGAATAGCGGCGGTCAGTTCTCGCCGTCGGCGGGCTTACTGCGGAGTGCCTCCCTGATCGCGTCGGCGGCGATAGCAAGAGTCTCCGCGGAGACGCCACGGTCAGCGGTAACAGTGATCTTAGCCATAATATTTTCTCTCTTCCTACGTTTTGATTAGTGGCCAGTGATGTAATTGTGAATCTTGGTCATGCTCGGATTCCCCATTGCTGGCGGGAACTCGCGTGTCTGTTGTTTTGTCACAACGTTCGGTTTGCGAGTGTACAGCACCGGCACGGTGATTTCTTCCCCGTCCCCATTGTCCACGTTCGCCCATTCCATGTAGCCCACGAAATTAAACAATGCGGGGATGCGCTGTCCGGACTTCTGTCCCTCGAAAGACGGGGCGATGAATGTTTCCCCGGTGACCTCATTGTTTTCGCGTGCGGAATGCGTGATAGCAATGAATGAAATGTTAGGGGCGTTCAGGAATACGCTGATCGCCTTCAGCAGGGAGTCATATACTGCCCGCCATTTCGTCCATGTGTCATTTGACACCGTCTCATAGTGGGACAGGATGAGTTCCTGACATTTGTCCAGCGTGTCGAACACTACCGTCTTATAGGGGAATTCTGCAAGATTGCGTGCGATATTGTCGCAAAGATTGGCGCAATCAAGCCATTTGTCGCAATGGACAACGGTAATGTTTTGCAGGTTTCCCCATTCTCGTACCGGAAGTGTGCCGGATTCGAAATCAACGTACAGGACGGGCGACATGTCGTCTACCTGTGATGCTGTGGCTGCGAGCGATGTTTTGCCGACGCCGCTCACGCCATGAATAAGCATGTTGAAATGATTATTCCGCTCCGGGTTCACCACCGTCATTCCGAGACGGGCAAGAGTGTCTTCGAAAGTCATGTTCCGTTTCACCTCCTAACCGTTAATGTTGTAGTTTTTGAATGCTTCTGTGTGGCGCTCATGCGAGCAGTACCAACATAGAGGAGACGATTGGAGGCTGTCAACCCCGCCGTTGTGTGATCTTGCTCTCTCCCAAATGTTTTGGAGTCTCTCTATAGCCGCGAGCGCAACGTCCTGCCTCCATGGGAAAGGAAACTCACTAATACCGCCCAGCACAGACTCTACACTGCAGTCCCTCGGGAGGGCAACAATGGAACAGTGGGCCACCTCGTGTCCGAGCTGCGCGAGACCGTACCCGTAGAGCATGATCTGAATGTAGTATTTACGAAACTGGCTCCCTGCCGCTGTGTTGGCGAATCGTGGTAGACCGTTGTCCCATTTAATGCTCTTCCGGAATGCGGAAATCTTTTTTCGTGAGAGCAGCTTCCAGTCTAGGACTGTCGCCGCCGCAATATCGAAGCGATCCACACTCCCAGAAATACGCCCATAGTCTTCAAGATCGCATACCTCCACTTTTCGTTCCACTAGAACATTCGGCTCATTCTTTGTGCGCGATTCCGCGTAGGCGTGAAACGCGGTGCCGAGAAACGGTGCCAGTGGCGTGCCCGTACTTTCAGTGTCGTGCGGGATTCCGAGAAGTTTGTCTGCGATACACCGTTCACAATCGTCCCCGATTTCACTTACACCAATAGCGGTTTGTTTGTCACGTTCGGTTGGGGCGAAAACATTACTGACCGCGAGCATGGCGGCCGGGGTTAAATTCAAATTTCTCTCCTTCCTGAATTGCGGCGACGGCGGCGAGTCTCACGTCGCGGTGAACCTCAATGTCCCCGCTCGCGATGTCTTCGATGAAGAATAGTCTTGCGTCGCCAGCGGGCATGATTTCGTAGACGGTGTCACCGAGCTCCTCGGCCCGCATTGCGGCTTGTTCGAGATTCGAGTAGACCTGGTAGTCGCCCTTCTGCGACGATTCCCATACTAGATAGACGCCCATTTATGTATTTTCCTTCTCTTCCTAAATGTTGATTAATGTTACGTGTTATTCGATGATGGTTGCAGTGAGCCCTGCCCGCTCCTCCAATGCTGCGGAAATGATGGCTGCGTAGCACTTGATCCGCCAGATGTTCTCCGATCGAATGCTGGGCACGTGCAGTTGCATTGTTTTGACGCCGAACTGTGTGGGCCATTTCAGGATGATGGTGCGGCCGGCGATTTCGTCAATCGTGGTGCCCTGTGTGATGCGCATAATGTTTTTCACCCCTCCGTCGCAATAAGTTCATAAATGTCGAGATCGTTATTGATAGCCATGCCGCGCACAATGTTAATGTTATCCGCCGTGACGTGGATGACATTAATGTCTGAGTGTCCGTCGTTCACAGGGGCAACAATTAGGAAATTCCTACCGACCAGTTCACTGTCGTCGGATGTGAGAATGTTTCTGATAGTGCCCGTCATGCGGCGTTGCACTAGGTGAATGTTCGAACCGCGCTGTATTTCTGTCCTCATGGCATCTACTGTAGGTGCGTGGTGGTGGTGTACGCAACCCACACAGGCGTGGCGTCTATCACATTTCATATAAGGCCGCTCTCACGCAGACGCTCATACCCCGCCGCCAGCCTCGGCTCCACGGCCGTCACGTCAACAGTATCCTTGCACTGCAAAAGAAAACGATTCACCCTCTTTGTCTGCCCCTTACGATTCAAACGAGCAGACGCCTGCAAATTCAAAATCACACTATTATCCTCACTCAACCAAACCTCGGTATTGCAAACATTCTGCAGGCCGTCGATCCCTTCAGCAGCGGCCGCAATAACGGCACAAAGAATCCGCGGCCCATTGGGCTCCAAAAACTGCCGCCACTCATCATGGTAATCACTAGACAACTCAACGCTCTGATAGCCGGCATCTGCCAGCCGTTTCCTCAGGGGTGTCATGAATTTACGTGAGTGGCACCACAGAATAACTCTCTCGTCCGACGGCAGATCAGACAGAATATCTAGAGCGGCGTCGATCTTCGAGGACCCCCGCTCCTCGAACTCCACGTTATCGCCTACGATTTTCAGCGGTCCGAGAGTGATCTGCCTGAGACGCCCATCCAGAACGGCGGCGGACGAAGCAACACTGGCACCACCATCCATAACCGCCAAACGATGATCCACAAACTCCCGATACATTCTCCTCTGTTCACGTTTCATCCCACAGATGACGCGTTGAACATTCACGGGAGGAAGATCACCGAAAACCTCACTCCCCCGCATCGAAGACCATTTATCCCCGACAGAATCGCGGAGCGCGCCAGGAATCCTCTCTCCACCATAAATCCTGGCATACGAGGACGCCGCGAAAGGATTGAACTCAGAAACAAAAAACTCGTCAGCAAACCGGTAGAAACTCCGATCGACACTGTTCGGGTTCAAGAATTTGAGAACACCGTAAATATTGACAGGTTTATTGCCGGCAGGCGTGCCCGACAGGCCAAGACGATACTTTGACTTCAAAGCTTTCACGGCCCGGAAAGACTGAGTACGGTGATTCGCAATACGATGGACCTCGTCCACGACCACCATATCGAACGATTTCTTCGAGAAAGAAACATTCGGCCATTTCTTCACTTCTACCGCCTTTCCCATGGAAACCAACAACTCGAAATTAACGACCCACCAACCATCCTTACCGCTCAGCATGTCCTCAATGTTGGCACGCCCCGCCTTGGTAGCGCAAGACAACACTCTCGCTTCCCGGCCGGTAATGGTCTTGATACTGGTCTGCCATGACGGAATGACGCGCTTCGGACACACAACAATGACACGCCTGTCCTCGCCGAGTTTCTGTGCACCCCAGATTGCCCCATATGTTTTACCACAGCCGGGTTCCCATGCCAGCAATGCGCCGCCACCGTCTCGAATCGCAACGGTGGTGCGGTTGATCTCTCTTTCCTGCGCCCCCGTGGGCCGAATGTCAATCATTGAAATTCGTCCAAACGATAACGAGCAAGCAAATAGTGAGCGTAAATGCCAGTAGTGTCACTTGTTTTTCCTCTTTCTGTACAACGAACCCCGCCCCACAGGGTGGTGGGACGGGGTTCGTTCTGTCGTGTCAGTGGGTGATGGCGTGACGCTGCACGGCAGCCCAGTAGGCGTCCTCATCAACGTCCACCACATAGTAAGGCGCGCCAGTAGCGGAGAAGTACTGTCCGATCACATCGTCGGCGACGGCAGCAACGTCATAGTCGTCCATCTGGCCCAGCGTGGGGATGATGTCGAACTCGATGACGTCGCTCCGGGTGCTGCGGCGGGCGCTCATGTTCATGATCTTTCTCTTCTCTCTTCTCTCTGTACTGTCACCGTCTCTCGGTGATGGCTCTAGTATAGGCAGACCGTGCACGCCTCCATCAACCCACGAGGGCATGACGCTGCTCACATCTCCAGTTGGAGGAGAGACAGCGCCTCACCCACGGCCGCACCCACGTCACCACCGCACTCCAGCACCCTCATGCAATCGAACACCGTGTGTGCCCGGCCGTCCGCGAGCGGATCATCCGCATGATGAGAGAAGACCAGACCGCTGTCCAACATCGTCACACCTGGGGCCGTGTCACCGCCACGCGTATACCGCCATCGTCGCCCCACCGACTCGTAAGGCCAACCGAACAAACCGATGAGATCATTAAACCCGTATTTTGAATTGAATTCTCCAATCACACCACCATAGCCACCATCGGGCACAGAAGACAAAGAAACACCATCATTCTTCTCCTCGTACCCGATATTCTCCAGCCATTTATCAACATTCAAACGGGCGCCGTCAATGAGCCAATGACGCACTCTCAACCCAAGACGATGCGACGGCAGGAAAAAAGCGCGGGACGCCTCAGCACACGACCCATCCCACTGGGCCACGGGCCCCAATACGCTGAAGCACGTCCGACCGATCGCCTCACACTCCCCCGCGGTCATGCTGCGAGTGCACGGCAGGACGACACGGAAACGCGGGGACGGGAAAGACGACGATGCTGTCTCCCACACAATACCGGCGAGATTCGCTGCCCGCATGCGGTCCCCAACAAAATCTTTCCGCGACCCGTGGTCCGCATCCAAAACGATAGCGGACCGGGACACGAAATTTCTCTTCTGCCGCCTACCCCCTGAAAGAATACCGGCGAAAAAAGCGGGAGCGTCATTCTTCTCGCATTTCGAGGGCGCCTCACAAAGGGCGGCGAAATCGCTCAGGTTTACGTTAGTGGCACGCCACCCTGTGATGGAGCGAACACTGCCCGCTACCATCACAGGGAAACGCGCCCCGAAAACATCACTCACTGTACGATGGTTCCGCTATCTGATCCCGCAAAATCGCCTCCACGAGATCATTATCCACAATCGCCCCTTCAGTGCGAAACTTCACGCCCCGACGAAGAATATACTGCCGATACTCCTCCACGCTTCGCGGGGACAGATTCTTCGCTTCCAAAACTTGATAAAGGCGCGTCTCGGTCGGCGGGTTACTACTGAAATCATCCACCATGCGCGTCAAATCCGGAACAAAAACATAGTCGACCATTTTCAACGCGTCAGGCAGCCAGAAATCGGCCGCCAGACTGAAAGCTTTCCGCACGGCCGACGACGACACGCTCATCTGCTGCTCGAAAAGAGACAGAATAGCGGCAACGCGCATAATATGATTCCCCATGCGGTCAATGACCGCCTGCACCGCACGTCGGAAAGGCGACTCACGGGCAGCCTCCTTAGCCCAGGCCCGCATTGTTTCTACCCAAACATTCCGCGCAGACTCAGTCACGGTCATAGTCATTGGCGTGTTGACGGGCCAAAACTCGGTGGCGCAAGTGACAGTGCCACGGAATTCATGCTGCATCATACCCAACATTACCGAAATATGCTCGGAAGCATACTCCACAAAACCATCACCATTATGCACGTTCCGGACGGTATCGGTGACCCATCCGAAAGACGAAGGATCAGACCGGCGCTCCTCCTCATCCAACGCAAAAAGAATACGCGGACCCCACCCAGTCTCAAACAAAGACTGAGACATATTATCGACTACGTCGCCGAGGATCCCGGTGCCGCAGAAAGCAAGAGAATGAGGAACTCTCTCACTATCCGCACGCCTCACACCATCATCGCCGACACGCACAGACTCAACCGTTTTACCCGAGTACACGTCGGTCAGAAAACCGATCAGCCCGCTACGATAACCCTCCCCCTGCGACGCAGAATACATATTCTGCAGCTCGTCCACAAACATGATAGACGCCCCGCCAGGCCGCTGCGCCATCCGAAGATTCAAACCTTCGGCCGTCACGTTCGACCCGAACAAAACATTCGCCATCAAAGAACGCTCGCACGGGCTATTGTCAATACTGTTCAACAAATCTTTTCGATCAGCCTCGAACTCAGTGATGCAATTATTGATATCGTCCCGCTCTGTACGGTACTCGTCAATATCAATACGCCCGCTCTTCCTTTCCAGGGACTCCAGGCGACGATACGAGGCGCGAAGCGCAACATCGATCTCCCGCACGGACGCCAACAATTGAGACGAATCCCAACGAAACACGCCCACACAATCATCGAAAAAATCACGAACCAAAGACTGCGCCGTCGTCTTCCTCGACAAGGTGGACGCCCCAAGACAGTGCGAGTACAAAGTCAACGGCACCATCCCCTGCGCGCTTGCAGACAAATGAGTCCTCGCAGACAACGGGGCAGACACCATCGTCAAGAAAGTCGTCCACAGAAAACGAGAAGGCGTCTCCGGCGACCTAGACTGCAAATAATCAATAACCCTATCAGCGAACCAATCGAAGTGCACTTTCCCCGACGGGGACTGGAACTCGTAATCCGCAATCTTCTCAACGCTCATTCGTTTTCCTCCCCCACGTCGGCAAGAAACCTATTGAAAGCATCAAGGATCTCGTCGCCATTGAAAGTATGGGCGACGTCGAACATGGGGCCCCAGTAACGGTTCGTCTGCTCGAAAATCGTCGCCTTGTAACCGCGAATAGTATCAGCCTCGAAAACAAACCGATGCCCCGACGATGCGACAACAATGTGAATACTGTTGTTCCAGGCGCTTACTTCCAGGCCGAGCGAATCATTCCCACCCTTGCTGGCGTAATTCTTGCACACCTCAGTGACATGCTTCAAGAATTCCCAATCGAATAGCTTGATCATTTGTCCTCCCATAGTTTTGTCTTGATTTCGTCGAGCAGCTCCTGAAACTCCCATGCTCCTTCCCTTCCCTTCACTGTTGTTATTGTTTCGTCCGTGCCACAGTTTCGAATGCTCGCCGAATACTCCTCCCCCACAATAGAGAGAGTGCATCCGTATTGTTTCCCGACAATGTCCAGGTAGAGGACGGTCAGGTCACTGTCCACCATGGCGTCCTCGCCGACATCCAATAGGATGGACTCACAGCACGGGTCATTGAGCATCTCCACAATGAATTCAGTCACGATGGGGCGCAGCCCGTTGTCAATCACGATTCTCGTTCCTCCCTCATGCCAGCCAACTCCGTGAAGCGATTCACAGCATGGACGATAAGATCCCGGTCAGCGTCAACACCATCCAAACGAATATGATTCGACACCTGAACGATACGAACCCGCCACTCACCGTCATTCTTCACAATAATCCTGAAGGTGGTCCTATCGTCAGGGTTCGTGGCCCTTACTTCGAAATGAACCTTGAAAAAGTGGCCGTCAATATTGTCGCCCCACAAGTTAACAGACTTGCACTGAGGCCATCTAGCAAAATCACCGACACAACTAGCAAGGAAAGCGAACACCGCCCTATCAACAGCAGAGTCACTCATTGCCGGCCGCCTTACCGCGGTTCGCCGCGACAGTCAAAGCGCGGTGGACGAACTCACCAACATTCTCCGGAGGAATCGCGGCGCTCTTCCGCTTAATGGACCTTGCCCTCACAGTGTTGCCGGCGACCACGATGCGGCACGTGCTGCCGATAGTGATGATGCCGCCATCGTAAATCTTGCGGGCAGGCGCATGCACGTTGAACTCGTGGCGGCGCCCGTCATTATTCCACTCACGAACCGCCTGAGCGATAACCGTTCCGAAAACTGCAGCCATAGTAATGCTTCTCTCTTCCCAAATATTGTGATGAACGCTACTATTTACCATTGAAGGGCGTGGGATTAAATGTCGGAGCCGACCACCCCCTCCACGGGCACACCCACCAAAGCGCACAGATCAGCCAACCTATCCCTGGCATCGGACCGGGCATGCTCCCACGTCGCCGAACACTCGTCGCTGCCCCTCATTTCCTCCAAACAAAGAATGAAATCGTCCACCAAACGGGCACTCTCCTCCTTTACCTCATGCCGCTTGATACGCTTGTGAATCCACCTGGCCCCAACCTTAGTAGTCTCGCCGACAGTGACAGTTTTCCGCCACCAAGCATCCGTCGACGCCGTCTTCGCGCTGAAATACCACGCTGTCGGCCTACCATTATCAAACACGTACGTTTCAATAACACCGGCCTTAGTGTCCCAGATCATGACGGTAAAACCGGCACTATCGTGATGGTAGGACGTGGCGGGCGGCATATTCTCCCGAATGAACGCCATTTCAACATCCGGATCGGTCACCCCTTCATTATTGGAGCCATCATATTCAAACCAAAGCACGATTCTCTCCTCCCGTTCCCCGAATTGCGAGGGTCAGACGGTCACACTGTCAGGAATCTCCCGGATTCGACCACAGAACTCACCCCACGCCCCCTTCACCACGTCCGACCGATCAGGAGAATGCAGACAGCTGGGGGCGAACTCGACACTGCTCCTGCCCGCGCCCACAGCAATCTGCCCAATAATCTCACCATTGAAATAAGCGACAATCAAAAAATCACCCATCATTGCAAGAGTGATACCACAAGTGTTCGCCGCCGAAGTAAGACCATCCATGACCGAGGCGCCCACGACAAGACGATCGAACATTTCCTGCACCTTACCCGCAATGTTCTCACTACGGATCACACCAACATTGGTCTCCCAGCTAAGAGTCTCAACATTGTCCACGGTCAGCGCGGCCTCACCGGAAACGAACGTCATTTCACCCATTGGCTTCGTGTAAACGTGGAATCGCGTTGAATGTGTGAGCGGCTTCGCCGGCCTCCACGGGGCAGCAGCCCCAACAGGGGTGCGAGAATGCTCAATAACAGGATCATTAGTAAGATCATCCACAAAATGGTCCCAGATGGGACGCTTCGAAACGTCCTTCCCACGGAACAGGTCAACGTCCAACTCGGCACCGCTTCGCCCCATAGCGACCATCATGGTGCCAATCGTCGACCCGCCGGACGACACTGTCAGAGTCGAAAACTCGTCCCCGTCAACATGAAGACCGTGCTCATCGGCCAGGGTAAGAATGCGGTCATGAATCTTCGCCACACCCACCATGGAAGCCAACGCCTCGTTAGCGGAACGGCGATCGTCCGGAAACTCCCGAAGATAGACGGGCACAAGGCGATCGGACAGAAGAATGTCTTCCCGGTCCATTATTTGCGTTGTGCCGTCCAACCAAATGCCCTGCGACCAATTCGTGACGTCAATGGTGAAATGCGCGTCGTAAAACATAGCGTGCCCTCTTTTCCTTCGTGTTTGTGTCGTTCGGAATTGCGGGGGGGGTTACCGTACTCCCAGCACCCCCCACAGGGTCCAGATAATCGCCACAACGCTCAGAGTACCGATCACTGCGAAACATGACGCGGTCAAGTAGATGATGGCGGCGAGAATGATTTCGCTGCTCCTCTTCAAAGGGCGGGGTGCGGCGACGCTGGTGCGCTTCGGTGCCGCATGCCTCATGCTCATAGTGTCTCCTCTTTCTCTGTGATGGTCTTGGTTGTGCTGTGGAGCGTCTGCCCCGTCTGACGGGCCACTGTCTTGCTCCCGATGGCCTTAACTCTAGGACGCCGATGCTCGCCCGTCCACCCCACCAGGGTGAGACGTCCGTCACGCTCTGGGGTGTTGGTCCCCGACACGTCACCCCATCACCTCAGAACATCGGGGGATGCGATGACGGGCCGCACGTAGTCGTATCCTCCGCCCCGTGTGATCACGAAACGGAGGATACGATGCCAGCCCAATGGGAGAGACGAGAGACGGACACCCCAGCTCACACGTACCGATCCGAGCCGAAAGGCCTCCCCTCGACAGCCGGCCCCCCACCCGTTGGGCCGGAACGAAACCATACGGCCTTGAGGCAGGGCTCAGAGCCGACCGCTGCGGCAGAGGCCGCTGAACAGGGAAGCACTGAGCGACCGGCTGGCGCCTCCGACGGTTCCGCAACGAACGGCGGACCGCCCAGAACACACCGTAAAACGAGGCGAGCAGAATAGCGAAGCCTGCCCCGAAGAGAACGACGCCGGGTAGACGATGAATCATTTCACCACGAAGCCCATAGGGCCAGGGCCAGTACGACTACTACGAGGGAGCCAACACCTAGGGCCCACGCGACCCGAGCAGTAGAACGGGCCCGGAAGCGGGACGCGATAACGGAGCGCCATTTTCAGTCGAACCTTTCACGCTGGGTTGGTATGTCGTTGTTAGCCTCCGTCACACTGTCTCACATAACGTCAATACCGTTCTCCTCCAGCACGTCCTCAATCTCCTCGGCCTTCTCCGGGTCTACGCTAGCAACACTAATACCAGACTCGACCTCGCCGTTACTGTGCTCAATAATTTCGAGCTCAAGCGCGACGCGCTTCAACCCAAAAACGATTTCCCTGCCCAATAGTGCGACGGGGCGCACGTCCACATATCCGGCAGCGCGGAGAACGTCGAGGGCACGGATCATCATGTTGGCGCCGTATGCGACATGGGCGAGCAATTCCGTCAAATGTTCAGGCGTCTCTCTCTTGTCGGCAATGCTCACCGTGTAGCCCGTGCCATCCATGTGCTCAACCATAATTGCGAGCCGGGCCGGAGAGTCGTCTGACGATTTCGTAACCCTACGCAGATCCATGTGTCGGATGAGCATTCCCTCGTATGTTGCGTCGCTCACTTGTGTACGTCTCCTCTCTTCACGCACCGACCTTCGGTGCTGCGTCTACTGTAGAAGGGGAGAGCGGGGTGCCGTCAACCCACAGTATGCGTGACTTGTGTCTCAGGTCGGCTTAAACGTCTTCTGCACCCGCAGGCTTGCGCTACTACCCCGCCTATGGCACACTCGACGGCATGGATACCTCAACCGCCCCACACATCTCACCCGTCCTCGAGCCCGAGACCAGGGCCACCCTCATGCTCCGCTACGTCGAGGATCGCGAGGAGGTCACCTATCAGTACGCGCGTGCGCTGATGAACTTCTTCGCCGTCGATATGGGCACCCCAGAGGCCCTCCAACTGACACGCGGCATCGTCACCGAGTCCACGAACGACATCAGGAACTTCGAAAGTGAGGAGGTGGCGAGCCGGATCGATGTCGCGCTGCGGCGACCGCTCGACCATGTTGAGGCTGAGCTGATCAACTGAGCCGCACGTCCGCCCCCTTCTGAGGTCCTCGGAGGCGTTCTAAGCGCTTCTGAGGACCTCAGTGTGTATGGCTTGTATCTCAGGTGGTAGAAGGGCGGTGTGTGGCAGGGGGTGCTGGTCACCACGGTGCCGAGCTCTCACAGTTTCCGTTAACTTTCCGTTTATTTTGTTCACCTCCTGTTCACTTTCTACGCATGTGGGTTGTTTGCTAGCAACTGGCTTTCTAGGACAAAAACACCTTTGTGTTACTACAATGTTTGTGTATATCCCACAAACCCCTCCTTCTCGTAGCGAGTGGCTGTGTTGGAGTATTTTTGGCGTGATTGCAACGAATGGTTCCTGTTGTGTGTGTTGTGTGGCGCGTGTTCGAGCTGTATGTTTTCCACATATGATACGCTCGACTAGACGAATCGTCGAAGACGATCTGCGGCGCAGCCGCTGAGGAGCCCTAGCGACGCAAGCGAGCGTCGCGCCGCAGGGTGTTTTTGATGAGCTCGCCGCTGTGTTGGGCCCAACCTATACTCTTAAAAGAGTACTAGAATTAGACACTGTCTATTCGTGTTAGACACTGTCTAATTAGGGAACACGTGTTATAACGTAATTAGTGTTCAATGGTGAGCATGGTGATCGTTAACAACGAACAGTGTGCGGTGTGAACAACAAACACCACATTGTGGTAGAAGTAACACACAGTACATTAAGTAAACAAACCAAAACACAAGGGGCGTGTGTTGTGTCACGTGCGTGCTCGCATGGCTGCGCGCGCACTACACAACACACGCCACTCCACAAGAAAAAGAAAAAAGAAAAAAAGCGACGGGGAAAGAAGAAAAGAAAGAACAAGAAGAGCAGAGAGTAGTGTTAGACGGTGGAGGCGCTCGTCTCGCTGACGCTGCGACGCGCCACCACCTAACACAACACAACACAACAACACACACAAACGCAGAAGAGAAAAACACAGTGAGCAGAACAAGCACACGAGAACACAAACAATTCAGAAAACAAGTACTCGCAAGAGCACAAGCACTAGGCATCACACACTGCCCAGCATGCGGAATCAAACTCCAATACAACAACAACGGACAACGCAAACCCAACAGTGCCGAAGCCGACCACATAATCCCAGCCTCATTAGGCGGATCCAATCACCCGGACAACGGAAGAGTCCTCTGCGCAAAATGCAACAGCCGACGCGGTAACGGACGAGGAGGAAAAGGAAGAGCACGCCACTACCAGAAAAACGAAGACGAGCGAGACAGACTACCCGTAGCAGTCATGCCAACACAACACTCCAACACATGGTGAATCACACACCCGCCATTCCGACACGCAGAAAGACGGGGGGCAGAACAAAGAAGACAAGACAAAACAAACAACAAAGGGAGACACAATGGTGTTCGGGGATAACGTGCGTGCTCGCAAAGCTGCGCGCGCACTACCCCGAACACCAACACAAAGAAGAAGAGGAAGAAGAGGAAGAAGAACCAAAGCCCACAAACCACCACCGCTATTCCACAACGACACAACCCTGCCACAAAGACACAACCCCAAACCAACAATACTGTGACAACAAACACAAACGGTAGAAGGGGGACTGGACAATGCGATAGGGAGCAAGACAATGCGAAGGGGGAAACCCCATCCGAAGACAGGGCATCACAGCACACAACACACCCGCCATTCAATAGGGCCACAGAGTAAACGACAAGGGGGACGCCAACACACAGACGGGGGACACCAACATTCGACGGGAGGCCAGCAACACAACCGCCCTTCAATCACCATGCCACCCCACCATCCACGACGGCACCCCACCATCCACAACGGCCCCACCCTCCACCACGACGAGGGGGGAGCACACAGAGGATACCCCACCACACGAACACCACAGACACACACTCACCACCCACACACCACACACCCAGCAATGGAACAGTGCACGACATGACAGCAGTACTCGCCAGCACTGCAATGGGATGGGCAGGGCACGGGCCGCACCACTGCACTGGGGCAGGACAGCAGCAGCACACACCACCGCCATTCCACACACCGAGGAGGATGGACACCATCCACTCATCCACTCATCCACTCTCACTCATTCATGTTCACACAACAGATGATCGACGTTAATCAATGAACAACAATCAATGTTCAATGATTGATCATTGATCAATGAACAACGAACATGATGATGATCAACGATGATCAATGATGAACATCATGAACATGATGATGAACACATGATGATCATGTGATGCATGACATGCATACCAATACCATGCACCATGCATGGTGCAACGCATGGTACAAAGGCAACACGCAACACACAATGCATAAATGCATAAAAATACATAAAAACAAAAGAAATGTTACAAAAACATGCAAAAATATGCAAAGCGTGAAACAACAATGGCGTTCAAAAAAACCATGGCACCAAAATGAGACGAACAAAAAGGGGGCCCCAACACAATAAGGGATCCCTTAAAACGAGACCCACGCCACACAACAAGACAGGGAACAGAACAAAACGAGACACACACCACACAATTTATGTGATGGGGGCCACTCCCCCTCCCC